AATGTAATTCCAGACAACAACGCTACGGCTCTCGTAATTCAGGACACTGCGGGTGAGCAGTTTATGAAAATAACGACCACCGACAACGCCGAGCAGCTAGAGCTGGGTGTAGGTGCGGGCGATGGCGGCGCAATTGAAAACGCGGGGCTAATCATTCGTGAAGTTGATGGCTCTCTGCCAGAGCTTCAAATTTGTAGCGAGATGGGCTTCATTGACGATACTGACACAATGATGCGCCTTAAAACGGCTAACACTATCGCTTTTAAAACTGCTGGCAGTGATATGTTAGTAATTGGGCCTACAGATATTGAAGCTAAGGGCCGCACCGTTATCACCGCCGACACATCAGGCACACCTGATGACCTTGGTGATTTTGACAACTATGCTTTAGTTCTCCAAGGCTCATCTAACGACAATGACGAAACCGCGTTTTTGCTTTCAAGCTCAAGCGATACTTACGGCGGTTCTGCGCTTGTTCACAAAGACACGGGCGGAGGCGGTAAGGGTGAACTAAGCTTCTATACAAAACAAAGCACAGCGGCAGAACCCCCGGTCAAAGCAATGACTTTGACGGATACCGGTTGCCTAAAAATTGGAACAGATCTGGCCGACATTACGAGTCCAAACTCGCTGCATGTAAGGAATGACAGCGTAGCTGCCCAAGCATCTTTCCAGCGTGATTCGGGCGTGCTTACCGTTGAGGCATCCGGCGCAAACACAACTTTAAACAGCAACGTAGACTTCAGGGTTCAAGCAGGTAGCGCCGTTAGACAGTGCATCGACAGTTCAACGGGCAACGTCGGTTTCGGCACTTGCTCTGCAACAGCTGAAGTCGAAACAGTTGGCCACATTGATACAGCACTAACCGGCACATTTACGGCAACGAACGGAGACACGGCAATCTCTAGCGGTAGCTCCACAGTATTTACAACCCAGTTGCACGTGGGTTCGGCCATTAAAATTGGCAGCGAGGGAACCTATACCGTTGCTGCAATTGCAAGCGATACAGCATTAACCTTAGATTCAAACTTTACCGGCTCAACTGGAAGCGGCAAAAGTGGCACAACAGATGGCGGCGAACTTTTTGCGGTTAAGACTGGGGATAGCAAATCGGTCATGGCTGTAAACTCTACCGGGGTTTTAACTCTAAGCTCATCGTCTGGCGTTCAAGGCTCAGCAGGAAACATCGCCATTGGGGACGCGGGTATTCTTGATGCAATTGAAGAAGACGGTGTTTTAAACACCATTATTGCGCAAAGAGGCTCCGGCAACTGGGCACTTTCAAGCGCGGCAAACAATGTAATCATTGGCTTTGGTTCTGGTTTTGATATAACAAACGCGCAGCGCAATGTTGCTATTGGCACCTACGCACTTGATGACGCCACTTCTACGCAAAACTCAGTCGCAATCGGAACAAACTGCGGAAGAAAATCGGGCGACGATTGTGTTTACATCGGCCACAGTACCGGAACTGCCGCTACAGGTGCATCCAATACCGTTATCGGAAAAGGCTCATTTTCTGCGACCTGCTCAGGAACCAACAATGTAGCTATTGGTCACTCAGCTATGTCTGCGTTTACTGGTTCTGATTCGATTGCAATCGGAAAAGAAGCGCTTGACGCTTCAAGTTCAATTTATTCAACCGCTGTCGGTTACCAGTGCTTAACCGGATTGACTGGCGGCGCTTTAGAGTCAAACTCAGCTTTCGGATATCGGGCAGGATTGGGCCTTGATACTGGGCAGCAAAACTTGTTCTTAGGATCTGAAGCTGACACCACTGACACTGACGGCAACAACCAAATTGCAATTGGTCATGGTTCTGTAACTGATGGACCCAATAAAATCCGTCTTGGCAACTCATCAATTGCAACCTGCAATATTCAGGTTGACTGGACCGTAGATTCTGATGAACGCATTAAGGAAAACATTCAAGATGCCGACGCAGGCTTAGAATTTATCAACGCTCTTCGTCCTGTCAGCTTTACAAGAAAGCACCCGGCTGAGTGGCCTGAAGAGATTCGGGAAAAGCGGTACAAGGTAGGACGAAATACAACTCAAGATATTTTTGACGAAGAGGGTAATCTTACAAGGACAGAAGAGTTGACCGTTTCGACTGCAACTTTTGATGTTGATACCCAGCAGGCTATTAAGGATGAGTTTGATAGCACCAGCCGTGTCGATGGGTTGATTGCTCAAGAGGTCAAAGCTGCTGTCGAATCTTTGGGCGTAGCTTTTAACGGCATCGATGAGGCAGCAAGTGGCAAGATGGGCATCCAGTATGCAACGCTTGTAGTGCCTTTGATCAAAGCCGTCCAGGAGCTTACCGCCCGCATCGAGCAACTTGAGGGTGGTGATTGACGTGGAAAGCGGCATGATTGAAGCCGGTGCGCTCTTCGGCACAATGATGGCTTTAATCAAAGTCATTGAAAAGCTTGTCGATAAGAAGCTCAATAACGGTGGTCCTAAGCCTGTGCAGATTGACCTTAACCAGGGTGAGCTGAATAGCAATATGGGGCAGATGGTTGAGTGTATGGCGAGCACAACTCAGACGCTTGAGCGAATCAACGACAAGATTGATGGCGTGCATGAGAAGTCCACTCGCATTGAAACTCTGACGGACAACATCAACAGAGTAAGCACTGAGACGGGTGCTAACGTGTTTAAGATTATTGAAGAGTCTCGAATCAAAGAAGCTGAAGAGCGCGGCATGGCCAGAGCTTTAGCTGAAAGGGGGGAAAGAAATGATTAAGGGTAAGACTAACGGCCTCAAGAGTAGTGAGTTTTTACTTACTGTGGCTGGTTTAATTTGTGGGGCACTGGCAGCAGTGTTTGCAGATAGTGAGTGGGTAAAAATCTGTGGACCAGTTGCAGCAGCCGTGTTGGGTGCCAGCTACAACCACTCACGCGGCATGGTAAAGAAGGCTTTGACCGGAGCAGAGGCGGTGCAGACGCTGGGAAAGTCCCAAGAGAAGTAAGGGATGTTGTGGCGGCAGGTATTGAGAGGGCGTCGGGCCTGGAGGAAGATACGATCAGCCTCGCTCTTGGTGTTGTTGCTGATAGCAATGGTGCCCGGGGTACTGGTAATATTGACCTTGCATTAGGCCGAGATATATTTGCCTTTGCTAGTGGAGACTTCGCAAACAGTGGAGACTGGACCGCATCGGCAGGTTTAAAAATGAGGTGGTGATATGCCAAAGAAACGAGACCCAAAATTAGTTCGCGCCGGAGTTACGCGCTACAATAAACCGAAGCGCACGCCAAACGGACCAAAGAAGTTTGTTGTTGTCGCAAAAGTTGGCGACAAAACAAAGATGATTCGCTTTGGTGACGCTAACATGAAAATCAAGAAAAACGTGCCAGCTCGCAAGAAATCGTTCCGGGCACGGCATAAGTGTGACTCGAATCCCCCGTCAAAGCTAACGGCCAGATACTGGTCTTGTAAAAATTGGTGAGCAAATGGCAGTTAGAAAAAAAGCAAAAAGTCGCGTAAACGAGGCAGGCAACTACACCAAGCCAACAATGCGCAAGCGTTTGTTTAATAAGATTAAGGCAGGCGGTAAGGGCGGAAAACCCGGTCAGTGGTCTGCACGTAAAGCGCAAATGTTAGCCAAGCAGTACAAGGCCGCAGGTGGAGGGTACAAAAGCTGATGGCCCTAAAAAAAACGCAGAAGAGTCTTAAAGAATGGACCAGTCAAAAATGGCGCACCGCATCAGGAAAAAAGTCTTCCAAGACGGGCGAGGTTTACGCGCCAGCAGCAACTATCAGAAAGTTGAAAAGCACTGCGGCAGGACGTAAAAAGTTGGCAGCAGCAAATAAAAAGAAAAGAGCGGCAACAAAGAAGGGCAAGCAACACGCCAAGCATGGCCTGCACAAGGGCAAGAAACGATGAGCTTCCTTGTTGCAAACCTTCCTCTTGAGCCCGTCTACGTTCGCAACGAGTTTCTCTACAATTTCAAAAAAGGACACGGCGAATTTACCAAAGGTTATTGGGTAAGCGTTAAAACGCAAAAACACCGAGCCCTTCTTTTTGAGACGCTGTTAGAGAACGGCGCTCTCTACGACAAGTTACCGATTGAGGCATTTGTTCACGACAAAGAAGGCGACTTTCGCTTTGACCAGGGTGAGCTTGCACTTTGGGACATGGATGCGTGGCACATTACGACAATTGTTAAAGATGCTTTGCGTCACCTCGATGCCAAGGTGCGGGTAGGCAAGGAGCTGGTGAGCGGCACATACGTTTGCACTGTGGACCAAGTTGACGCGAGCGGTGAGCTAATGCCCACGTGTGCTAGCATTCCAAAGGAGCACAAGAGTCAAAACATCTTGGCGCTCGACAATGGCCAGTTCTGCTCGATGCCCAACAATCGTATCTTGTGGACAGAGCCAAGCCTTACCAAGGTAGTAGGTCCACCTGATTACGAAGCATGTGAAGAAATTTATTTTAGCAACACCGGACTTAATTATTGCCACACGGATGCGTGGTTTTACGAAGGAAAACCAGATGATGAAAAAACCAATGAAGCCAAAGCTGAAAAAAGTAATGCCGAAAAAAAAGAAGCCAAAGAAAAAACCTAAAAAGATGAGCTACTATGGGTAAGGTCGGTCAACATTTCTCGGCGTCAGAGTTTGCGTGTAACTGCTGCGGTAAAACAAACCCCGCACAGTCGCTCGTTACTGTTCTTGACAGCGTACGCAAAGAGCTTGGCCCACTAAGAATCAACTCATCGTACCGGTGCGAGCAGCACAATAAAGCGGTTGGCGGTGCATCGAAGAGCTGGCACCTTCCTCGTGACGGCGTGGTTTATGCTGCCGATGTCACCTATGTTAATGCGACCAAGCGCCATGGTGCTTATATGTTGCGATTATACATCGAACTTGAGAACGCAGCTCGCAGATTAGGCACTGGTTTCGGGCTGGGGCTATACGAGAACTTCGTCCACTTCGATACTCGTGGCTCTTCACCAGAAAAAGCAAAGGCAGCGCGATGGTTCAAATACAACTGGCCGCGCTGACCTATGCTCAATACTTTATTTGTGGTGGTTACGTTTGCGCCATCGTCTAGTCCTGATCCCAGGCCCGAGCCCGATTTAGTTCTAACGCAATGCGTCTATTTAAGTCTCGCCTCTTGTAGCTAGAGCAGCAAAGCCCCCAGCCCAAAAAGGCAAGAACCACTGTAAAAAACATCCCTAAAAGCATAATCCCCTCCTGCTTTTAAGTTTAGCTGATTACCGCTAGGCGCGGCTAAAAATTCCAAAAATCTTTTCGCTCTTGCCAGATACGGGCTTAAGCTTTGCTTCAGCAGTGCTTAAAATTCTAAACCCCTCACGCAATTGGTCAATCGCTTGCGTGTAAATAACCATTAGTTCCCCATCCAGCTCGTTGCCCTCGACTCGCTCGTTCGAGTAAAACTCACCAGCTTGGTCAGCGGCAGCTTTAACGACAGTGTTAAGGGTTTTCATAATATGCTGGGTTTGCTCCAAATCCGCTTTTCTTCTTTTGCTCATTTGTTCGCCTCCAGCAGCATACGCAGCGCATCGCGGTCAACGTCACTAATGTCAGCGTGCGCGTCAAGCCGCTTCTGCTCATTGGGTTTTTCGTAGTGCTGCCCTTGATAGTGGGACACTCCGGGCACCCGAGCAAGAAGTTCGGGATTGCTCATAAAAATAGAATAAACAAAAGTTGCAACTGAAAGCCCCACAGCAAAGATTAAGCTATAGCTAGGGCCGACTTCTTCAACATCATCAATCTTACAGTCTCTCATTGGGTTAGCTCCTTATTATTACCAGTTATCTGAGCGGCTATGATTAGAGTCGTTTTTTGAACCTACAAAATTCACAGTGTCGGCTACAATCTCAGTGGTGTTGCGCTTGTTTCCTTCTTTGTCCTGCCATGTCCGATATTCAATGCGACCCTCGATATAAATCGATTTTCCTTTTGACAGATACTCACCACAAAACTCCGCAAGCTTCCCCCAGGTAATAATTTTGTGCCATTGGGTCTCTTGTTGTTTTTCCCCTGTCTTGTCCTTGTAGGTTCTTGAGGTAGCCATTGAAAAGGAAGTTGTCATTGTTCCGCTAGGGGTGGGTCTAACTTCTGGGTCTTGGCCAAGGTTGCCGATTAATATTACTTTGTTTACACCTGTACTCATAAAAATCTCCTAGTGATAGCGGGATACACTCCACACTATTTTTTCAATATCTGAGGCGTCTAGCGGTGGTTTACACCTTGCCTCGTTAATAGCCATCAATGTGGCTGTAATTTCTTCCGTGCTGTTACCTCGCCGGAACATAGTCCCACACAAAGATGTCAGCGTGTTATTTCGGTAGCTGGGTATTTCTGGAATCTTATCGATGTCCCAAGATGGGTCAGCCTTTACCGCTGTCTCGATTCTTGGCTTATCCCTCTCGCCTTCTTTTGCTACCTGAAGAAGCCAGCCAGGAAAAAGCTGAACCTTGTGCCTTGTGGGACAGCGGTCAAAAGAGTATCGCCTTCCAGATGCGTGCATCGATGGCGGCAGAATGACGTGCCCCCCTCGACTTCTGATGTCGAGCCCTGGCTTCATCCCTACAAGATTCTTGACCTCCACGCCCTGGAAAAAAAGGTGCCACCCGCCGCCCCCTGTGCGTGCCCTGGGCGTTGTTCTGAGATACGCAGCCCTATCGTCATCCAGAAGGCTTTCAAGGCTCTGGCGGCCCTTCTCGCCGTCTATGTCCAATACTGTGATGTTGCCGCAAGCCAGAGCAATATTCGCATGTGGGTTCTTTGCATACCACTCTCGAATCTGCCTTGGATCCAGGCTTGCATCCTTCCACCCTCGCCGAGTGTCTGGATGCTTGCCCGGAGATGAACACTCTGGTCCCTTGCGGCAAGTACACGAGCCGTCAACAATCCCATGCGCCGGGAATATTGGCCACCCGTTATGTGCAAACCAAAGCGCCCAATCCAACATCACTCAACTCCTGCCATGTCATCGCCGGGGGGCGCTGGGACTTCAGCGGAGCAAGTAGCCGTTTCAGGCTTCAGCCCTTTAGGGTGCTGGCCGCGAGCTACAAGTTTAAAGGCAATTCGAAGGTCAGCCTGAAGCTCTTCGGTAAACTCCGAGCCTTTTTTGATTTTTAAGAACTTTAAAACCTGCTCCTCTGTAACTTCCGCCTTCTCGAAGCTGCTGACAGCCTTGGCAAACTCTTTCTTGTTTGCTGCTGCGGTGCGAGCTTTGGCTGGCTTGGGTTCTTTCTTGGTTTTCTTTTCCTTCTTCGGCGGCATCAGGACAGCCTTCACTTCTGCCGGTGCCTCAATGCGTTCAACGCGCTCCTTTGGGATTGTCTCAATTTCGGACTCGTCAAGCATACCAAGGCCACATATGGAAAGGGTGATTCTTCTCTTGGCTTTGGTGATGGCCTTCATTCGGTCATTGATGCCATTCTCGCCCCCGCGCATTTTGACCACCCCGATATCCTCATCGGTCCTCAGACCTGAAGGGTGTCGCTCGTCCGGCACCGTTGCCCGAACATGCACATATATCTGGTCATCCTGCACAGTGTTTTCAACAATCTCAATCGATACGCCCTTGATTGCCCTTAGTTGGTCAGTGCACCCCTTGGTTGCGTAAAGAGTGAGTTTCCCGTTTAGCCGGATATATTGAAAAGGCTGCGTGAGGTGATTTATCCCTACTGACTCGCAAATTTTTCGCATGTAAGCCAAACGCTCCTCTGGCCCAAGGGCACCGAGGTCATTACTAATAAGTGCCAGCTCTGCGGCTCGTACCATGTCAGTCATTGTTGGCTCCTAAATCTGAAAAGTTTTTGTAATTGATTCGCGCAACTCTCACGCCATTTTTATTCTCTTTGAATGTCACGACATTCTTATCGTTATACCGCAGAGACTCAACCCCTAAGTCTGCGGCCATTTTTACCACCTCGTTCCTTGCCGCATTAAACTCGTCCTCGGCTTTATCGTAGGCAACTTTCTTCTTCTCAAGGTCGGCGAGGACAACGCGCTCGGGTTGACGCACCTCGTGAATTTTGTCCTCCCAAGTCTCCCGTCGAAGCTGGGCCTTGCGTGCCCACTCTGTTTCGTCCAGCTCTGGAGGTATGCCCGTCTCGACGTAATTCTTCCAGAACGCTTTGCCTGTCGCCTTTAGCTCTTCCCATCGTTCCGGGTTTGCTTTGACAATAAACATCTCAGGCCACTGAGTAGGATGAAACCAGACAGAAAGCAGGCAGGCAGGTGCAGGAGTCAAGGCGCAGTGTTGAACACACTGGTCATAATAGTCTTCTCGTACATCCTCGCTCCATTCCTCCCCGTAGTCCGAGCGCGGCGAGTTGAACGAGTTTTTCATTTCAACCGCGTACAGAATCTTTCGGTGCCGCTTTGATGCGTAGGCAAGTCCGTCCGGGGTTGTCCTAAAATTAACGCCATCTTCTCGCCAGAAAAAAGTCTTGCCTTCCTTAAGGCAGACATCGATACCAGACGCCGCAAGCTTTACTTCCGTAATCTTGCGCAGGGCATCCTCGGTAAGCAGGCTCAGCTCCATGTAGGCGTTAGACTTCTGCGGTTGCCCTGTCTTTGCAAGGAAAAGCTTGTTAGGCCCCTTGTAGCGGTTGGTGCCTGCGGCAGCATTAACATCGGTGCTGCCCATGCATTCCTCGCGGGGTAGTTCTTCAAAAATTCTTTCCATAAAAAATCCTTCCGGTTAGCTTATGCTGTTGACGTTAGCATCATTATGATGCTACCGTCAAACATATAATTGATTTATTTTAAAAGGAGCTAACCATGTTTGCAAAGCACATCAACTATTCAAAAACAAAAGGCCCAGGAGACTTCAGCCCACCGTGTGAAGATTGCCCAGAGTACAATGTCGATGATGACCAGTTGTTTGAGCGCCTTATCGGTGACCCAAGTAAGCCAGAAGAGTATGACATTTGTGACGTGTCTACACATATCTGGGACAATGACGACCTCGCTCCTGTCATGAAAAAAATTCTTGGATTGGTCGGGAATAATGACGACAACAACACTAAGGTGCAGGCTGAGATTGGTGCCCTTTTCGTAGAACTTGCACGCGAATATTTGGACGTGAAGGGCCAGGATGTTGACCTCTGCGCGGAGATAGCTCAGGCTAGAGCTGACGAGATAAACGAGCCATAAGAAAAAGCGGCTAAGGTGTAAAAACCTCAGCCGCTTCGAGCTAACCCAACCGCGCCGAGAGTGGCGCTGAAGGACATAAACAACTTACCACTTGATTGATGGGGGTGTCAATGTCCGACGCACACCGTGATAGGATTATGAAGGCGATAGGTAACTTTTATGCAAGAAGCGAAAAAAACAAAAACAGTCTGCAAGAAGCCTGGGATGGTGCGGGTCCGAAAAAGAAACGACGAGCAAAGTCCGACATCCCAACCGAGAGGGAAGAGCAGGTTAGACTTGCCAAGTATCTCGACAGCCTCGGACTGCTCTGGTGCCACGTCCCAAACGAAGGGCATGGTGGAAGAGGAAAAGGCGCACAAATCAAAGGGGCTAGGCTCAGGGCAGAAGGTCTTAAGTCAGGCGTTCCCGACGTGCTCATCTTCAATCAGTGTTCGGTCATCTCGGACAAAGAAGAATTACACCGTTCCGGTTGTGCGATTGAACTCAAGCGTCAAAAAGGCGGCAGATTAAGTGCCGCACAAAAGGAATGGCTTGAGGGCTTGCGGCGTGCCGGTTGGGTTGCAGAGGTTTGCAACGGTTTTGAAGAAGCACAAAAATTGATTAAGGAGCTAGGATATGACGAAAGCGATACCAAACAAAGGTGTGAAGAAACTCCGCCAGTTCATGAAGAAGAACGACAAGAATCAGAATGAGATTAGTTATATGGTGGACATATCGCCAGAGCACGCATCGAGGGTAATGAGTGGGAAGTATAAGCCAAGCCTCGAACTCGCTGTGAAGTTCAAGAAAGCCTGCGGCATTCCACCAGAGGCTTGGCTTGACGAATTAGAAGCTTGAAGAATTACAATCTGACCAGTCGGCGCGGAGCTTGGTTTGAATATCAAACACCGTACCGGCTGTTTTTAGTTTTGAATTGTGCCCATGAAGGCGCAACCTCTTAGCCATCGCCTTGCTGCTCCCGTGCCGCCTGCCTGTAGACAAGCAGTACTCTTTGAAGGCGTCATACAAGTCAGCCAGCCGACTCTCGCCCCCAGTGCAGCACGCTTTTACAAAATCCTTAACCGGGTCAGAATCCTCGTGCCACTGCACAATCGTCGCACTATGAGAATGAGGCAGCGTGTACTCACCGCGTCGAAGCAACCTGGAGGCACCTTCGAGCGCCCAGTGCACTATCGCGGGACGCTCGGCCTCTATCTCCTCAATGATGTCGGACTGACTGCGGCGCTCCAGTGCATAATCATTTGTAAAGCTGCGGTTAAAGGAGAGGACCAAGAAGCGCCGAAAGAACCCATCCGAATAATCGCCCGACCCGATTGAGGGCAAAGAGTTGGCGCTAAACAGGTGGCCGCACCGAGGTATAAAAGTGTAGACCGGACAATGTGGTTGCCGTGCGCTCAGCCTGTCGCCAGAGATGACGCTCTTAAACATATCGCTGGCCTCCAGCGCTTTATATTCTGGCAGCTCGGCGCAAACATTTAAACGGGAGTTTATTAGGGTGCTGACATAATACTCATGGTCCCATCGCTTTGGGCTCGCACTTGTGACTTGCTCGATATTAAAGAGAAGCTCGGCGCACTTCATAAATAAGCTCTTGCCGTTCCCACCTGAACCGAGACACAAGAGAGCGCGACTGTAATCCGTAGCCTTGCCAATCAAGCAAGCCCCTAGCCACTCCTGCGCTGCGTCAATCTTCGACTGCTTATCATCATCATCACGCCAAAGAGAATCGAGAAACTGAAGCCACTTGACCGGCTTGACCTGAGGGTTAATCTCAAAATCGTAGGACCAAGTGCAGAGATTATCCGGCGAATGCTCGTACATCTCAGCACCAAATTCGTCAATCGTCCAGAACCCATCCGCAGCAGCTACCCCGGCAGGGGCGTCCTCAAAGAGTTTTTCTTTTCGAATCTCATGAATCAGGAGCATGGTCCTAGCTATAGATTCAGCCTTCTTCAGGTTGACCATGAGGCGCTTCGGCTTTTCCCCCGGTAGCCATAGCCCATCTAGCTCCAGAGCCATACTCTTGAGAACCTCGTGCGTTACGCGCTCCCAGTGAATCCCCGTAAAAAGGTAAAAGCTTCCGTCAGTGCTGACGGTTTTAAAGCCTTCTCCCTTGCGTTCTAAAACCTCAATCAAAAGCCTAGCCAGCACCGGGTCACTCCCGGATGAAGGTGTAAGCTCGCTCAAGCTATCTGATACATAGCGGGTTAGCTCATTCATAATTTTCCCCAGCGCCGCGCAGCGCCCCACATTAAAATTGAAATATAAAAGTATAGGCGAGAAGCCTGTCAGTCAATTATCTTCGTTGTCTCCGAGTTTTTTAGCAATTTCAGCAACCACAACGGCAACCGCTTCGGGTCCGTCAAAGTCAAGATGATTGTTGGGAATCCCCATTGTATTCTCCAAGTACAAGCCGCCTTGTCCGTCACCCTCAAGCCAGAAGTGGTCATCCCCTCCGGCGATTTCCGCCAGCGCATTAAGCCCCCGCACAAGAGCACCTGTTACCTCAGCCCTCGCCCTTTCGCGGCGCTCCTTAATCATGGCCGAGCCCCTCTCTCGACGCTCTTTTAAGTCTTTAATTTCTTTATCCGAAAACTTGCACGTTCTTTTGTTGTGGCCGTATGTCCCGCAACGGCCGCACTTTCTCATTCTTGTCATGGTTAGCTCTGTCATGTTTCTATTCTCCAAGGTTTCTTAAGGGGGATTAAATCTAAAAGGTCAACCTCACGCTCAAGGCTTGCAGCATAGCAATCAAAGAGGTCATAGGCTTGGGCGGTTCCATCGCGGTTCACCCGTATTAATTTAATGGCCCAGTTGTGGTAGTCTAATAATTGATACAGTTTTAAATATTTCGCCAGCTTGCGACGGCTCAAGACATTAGATACTTCAACCTCAAAGGCCGTCACTGTCCTGATTTGAGACTGAACAAAGTAAGCATCCGGCACAATTAAAACCTCGAACTCTTCCGACTCAATCAGTTCCGAATGCTCATCACTTAACAGGGCCTCACGTAAGGCTTTCCTGAACCCGCGTTTACGGGCTTTTGATTCACTCTCTTGGATAACTGCCTGGATTAAATCCTCGTGGCGAGTCATTGGTTAGCTCTCTTTCTTTGTTGGAAATGTCCAGTCAATCCACTCCTGAATGTGCTCGCCGTGTTTCGCGCAATAACGACTTACCAGGATTTTGTTTTGTTCGACGTTGCTGTCAAGCCATTCAACATGGCCATAGATAGGATGTGAGATTGTTGTTGTCTTTTTTTTAACTCTGCCTCTCATGCCGTGACCTCGCCGCACGCCGCCTTTATTAGCTCGTTCCAAAGTTCTTCATCGGTGCAGCTCAGAGCGCTCACGACCTGAGCGAATGTTTCGGATTGATTAATCTTGATGTGACTATCAACCTGCTCAAGCGTTCCGTCAGTGTTCAGCCACTCGTTCAACCTGAATGAATTTTTGCCCACCATGACTGTAAACTCACATAAAGACGCCTGACCTGAATCAAGTCCGTAATAAGATGGCGGATTGATGTCGCAATCGATTCTTAAATTTTTCATAGTTTTGTCCTGAATTAAAAGTTAGCTCTTGGTTGTTGTAATACGGGATTGATACCCGCGTCAAGTCCTGAATTAAGTCATGAGTTTATAAGCCAATACCCTGCTCGGACCTGCCCATCGAGGACAGTAATCCCCGTTAAAAGGGCTATCAGGGTCCACGTAAGGGTTGCGCCTTAGCTTGATGCAAAGGGGAGTTTTCCATTCCGGGCGGTTTATCTCAAGATAGCGGGCTCGCGGGCTGACCTGAATCGTTAAGCCATTACCGGCTTGATAGCACACAGCTTGACCGGAGCCCAAAATATGCGGGTCCTTTATCCATGCCTCTGAAAGTTTTTGACCGGGTTTCAACGTGTCAGTTGTTAAAAAAATCATAGTTCTCTCCTGAATGGGTTAGTCCTGGCTAAGATTTGAATGAATGACCCGACTGATAAACTTGCGCCGGGATAGGTAATCAACCATTTGCTTCTCAGACTCATGACACAACGGCGCCCCATAGTGGTCCCATTGAGAGTAAAGGACTTGAGCAGACTTGCGGACCAGCGAGAAAACAGTTTGCCTGCACTGGGATTTTACTGCGTCCGATACTTCGGAGTTGTGAGTGCAGTGAACCAGAAGACGCTCTTCCATAACCTCAGTATTCAGGGCATTGGCTTCAAGTTGTTGCTCGTGAATTTTCTCTAAAGCGTAAACGTCCCGAAATACATAAGCGGGCAAGCGTTCGATATGGTCGCTTGGATATTGGTAGTTTAAAAAATCGCCAAAATTCGCAATTAACTTAAAACCGGTTGAATGGTCAAATACTTCTACCTCGGTTCCGTATAAGCTAGACTTTCGGGCTTCATATCTTTTCTTTCTTGGCATAATTTTCTCCTGAATGGGTTAACTCTAAAGGTGGTCCTGAATATCAGCGCCAGCGTAAACAACATCCCCACGGCAATCAGTTATTGCTGCGTCAGATTCAAGTTCATTCCATAGCCAATCATCCAGAGATTCGATTTTCTCCATGGCAGCCACGTCGTCGGCAATATTGCCGGTAAACCGAACGCGAGAATGATTGATCACATAAAGTGTCCCGAATTCGTCTTCGGTTGTTTTAATCATAATTTTCTCCTGATTTGGGTTAGCTCTAAATCTTTCGCCACTTTTCAGGCTGCGCCTGTAGGTCAATACTAGCAAGCCCGGAGCGAGTAAGCTCATTAACGCGGGATGCCCAGTCTTTTTCGGCGCTTTTCTGGTTTATGGCTTCGTACCATACACCAGATAGACAAAGACGAAGCTTGTAGTATGCTCCGAAGGGGGCCGATTTTTTAATTATTTTTGTCTGAATCATAGTTTTCTCCTGAATGGGTTAGCTCTAAACTTATCCTTGCATGACATGATGCAAGCGTCAAGTGGGTGGGCAAAAATAAGGCGACCCGATTAGGGCCGCCCTGATTAGTGCAGAGCCAATCAACCGTAGACAAAATCGTCTACCTCAGAGACCAGCCCTTCTAAGCTATCGACTTCTGAGGTGGTGAAGCAGTCGATGTCCTGAATGGTTTCGACATCAACACCGTCGACAAGGACGGACGGACACACCGCACGGTTGACGGTTGAACCACCTTCTACGACGTACCAAGCGCCGCACACGAACACTTGGCAGGGGGTGAACTGAGACCCGAAGGTCCCTTGAATGGTTTTCTCAGTCATTGCTACTTTCTCCTTTTGAGCATTGCTCTGAACATCATTTCGGAACTTGACGCACGCTTCGAAAACAGCGCACGCATGCGGATTTGGTGATTGTATTCCGCATCCATTCGTTGTTGAATTTTCGCGGGGTCGAATAACAACTCAAGTAAGAGCTGACCCCTTGCATCATCTGGGGTCACTCGCCACAATTGACGAAACATCAAACCCCATGCCTGCCATTTTCTAATAAACATTCTCATAGCTTGAGCCCTTCAACCGCTTGAACCATTGCGTCAAAATCTTCAACCTCACCTTCAAAGCCAAGGCCATCGTGAAAGTCGGCCTTGCATACGCCGCAAGTCCAAGGGCCTTGCATGGCCACGGTTGAGCGCTTGCCACTCAAAAGCGAGTAGGCTTCTACTCGTGCTTTAGTTGTGGAAAACATGCCCGCGTTGCAATTCGGGCAAATAGTAACTTTTTCAAACATTAGGTTAGCTCCTTTGCTTCTACTGAGTTAGACGAACTTTATTTTCTAATCTGACAAAACGATTTATTCAGGCCCCCCGATTTGCACCGAGGGGACTGGTAAAGCGTCTTACAGCTGCTTATCTGAGTCCCATGAACCCATGATAATCACCCTTACATCGCTATTGGTTCCCACCACATCCCAGCCTTGAGAAAGCAGGTAATCAACTGCGACTTCGGCCGCGGTGCTAAATTGGTCGTCAAACGTAACAATTTTAGACCGCTGAAAGCGCTTGTCGGTAATTCTGACTCGGCTTCCCTTAGTATTGGTCGGCCCTAAGTATTTGTAGTTGAGAATGCGGGTATTGCATCCAGTCAATTCCTTAACCTTGCGGTAAGTCTCTGTCATAATAAATCCTTCAATAATTAGGTTAGCTCCACCCACAAGGCCCACTCTAGGTGGGCAATGGGGTTCATAATGTTAGACGAATAAGACTGCTAAAATCTGACAGATAAAAATAATTTATTTTATCAGGGCAACGGTGCGACGCGTTGAGGCATGGCCGCAAGGTGGCGATATTTTGCCTTATGTGCCTCGCGAGCTAATGTACGGTGCAGGTCATTAGACACGCCGACAGTTTTCCCCGTTATGGGGTCGTTTCTTGTGGCGTCATGTAAGCCCCTTAGTGCTTTCCACAAGTAGAACGATTTTAGTTCTTGCAGATGCATTGAGTTAGAGTTGGAGCGATAAGAGAAACGCTGGATTTGTTGGGCTGTTGCACGTCGTTTAAATCGATTCATCATTTTGCCTCCAATGCTTCATTGGTTAGTCGCAGGATTTCAGCGCTCGTCAACTTGGTTTCAGTCTTTAAGCGGTTAACAATGCCTTCAAGAGTCGGCGATACCTTCAACACAGCATTGCCAGAGATAAATAACCAAGCCTGGTTAGCTTTGGAGTATTGAAGGGAATTGACGTGGGTCATTTGGTGTCCTTTGGTTGATTGGTTAGCTATGAACGAAGTTACTAGTTTATGACGCGAGCGTCAACTTTATTATGAACATAGGATGAAGAAAATGGAGAAAAACGAACGCGGGCAAATGAGGGAAAATATAAGGTAAGGGGTTTTCTCCATAACATCTCCATAGGCTGAAAAACTTAAGCACTTAAAAACACTGGGGTTATTCTCAGAATGATGGAGATGTAGTAAATATTGCTTTAAATATTAATTATACAAATAAAATAGAGTGATATGGCGTAAGTGTATGATATCACTAGGGATATAGGATTTAGGCTTATAGGCTATACAGTATAGAAAAAGAAAGTTTGTTCATTGCTCCATTTACTCCATAGCTTCATAGGTTGGAGCTTTTTAGGCTTGAAATGGGGCGGAATTGAGCGCAATGATTTGAGTAACGTTATTACCCTTTGAGCATATGATACACATTCAAAGGGTTGTTGTATGCTCAAGGGGCCTTTTCTGCCTCGAATGTTCCTTTTCTGGCTATCTTTCCACATTATCTACTTGACGCAGGCGTTAACTATGGTAAGTTGAGGTAAGCTAACTCAAAAAAAAGGACATAATCCAATGAGACAACTCAGAAACGACCTAAAAGCGCTTGTCTTAACATGGCAGGTGGAGGGCCGAATCAATCAAAACCGCGTCCACCACATCAAAACAGCATTCGCACGCCTGGACCTAAACGCAGCTATCGCGGCACAGGGGGTTTGATATGTCATTAAGCATTGTACACCACAACCGAAGCCGTCTCTTGAAGCTCAAAACCCTATCAGTTGGTCAGGCTGACGACTTGAAGCTTGAAACGACAAGCAGCGAGGGTACTCTTTTAAGGTACTGGGTTAGCCGTGTAGGTCTTGATGACGGCGCAAGGATGGACAATATGGTGACTGTAGAACATCTAAGGGGCGGTCGCTGGTGTGAGCTGACCACCTACTAAGCCGCTCACTAAGCCCAAGGGCCTCGCATCAAGCGGGGCTTTCTTTTGGCCTATTTACTGAATCCCAATTCATGAAACGACGCGTTAAATGAATCACCATTCATTAAACCCTTCAGGGTAAACTGAATCCCCATTCATTAAACCGATCGATTAAGTGAACCGCCATTCATTAAATGCTTTCTTGCACACATTGCCGCACATGTGGGGCCAAAGGCGACCCTACCCTACCCCCGGACCGACCTTCCCCCTTTACGTTAAATACCCTCATCGTCACTCCCCTCAAATTCAGTTCCGACGCACCGCGCCAAAAATAGAATCCTTGTGTTTTTCCTGTGCTAAGAATATTCTTTTGCCAAAGGGGAACCTCATGGCCGAATACGTCAAAACCATTATCTCAGCTTTATCCAGCCGCTCATCTGATTACTCGGACCCCCATGTGTCTTTGAAGAACGCGACTCAGACCCAGACCGATGAAAAAGTTGTTCGTGTCGATGGTCGGCTTGAGGCGAATACGACGGTTGGCTCAACTAGTACCCTGTATAACGCCTTTGATTATTACAACCTGTCGCTTCAAGGCTTAACCAGGGTAAACACATTTATTCTGCATAACCGCTCGGACAGTGAACTGCTGATTCAATACTACCGCCTGATTGCTGACCTTAGCGGCGCGACTATTGGCAATTGCGTTTTTGCCAGCAATAACCAAATTACTACACCCGTAGCCAACGGCTTCCAAAAAGGCGACTACCAAGACGGTGGCGACAAAGGAGCTACTCACCTTAATGTTTACGGTGCCAAGTCTGCTAACAATAACGATTTTGGCAGAATTACTGATTTTGCAACGGCATCAAGCGGAACTGATCGCGTTACTATTTCAGCCACTGACTTTGGAACAAATGAAACAGATGACGGCGGAACCATTGGTATCCAGTTTTTTTCTCGCGACAATATGTTTGTACCTGCTGGCGGTATTGTGTCGTTGCCCGGTCAACTGGCTAAAATTAAAGGAAACGTCGCTCATTACGAACTTATTATTGCTTCTGGTTTTACGGGATTAAACTCCAACACCGCTGTTACCTCATCTCAGGACTATACTCTCTTTATGTCGGGAACTGTCGGCTAATATAGTTCTTGTGCCGACCCCCAAAAATCTTTTAGGATTACACTGCGATGTTGGGATGTAGTTCCTGCAAACTACCCCCAATTGAGGCTTGTTTACTCCATGTCTTGACTCCCAGCATCGCGCCACCTTTTGGTGCCCTTTCAAGGGACGAGCACAGGAGTGCATAATGAGCAGAAAAATATACAACGCCGGAAAACTCCAAGTCCGGTACGACAAAGCCGCATCCAAAGGCGCTGCCGGAAAACAAGACCGGGAAGAGCTTTTAGCGCAGGCCGACCAAGACATAGAGGCCGAAGGTGCCTTTGTAGAAATTAACCGCGACGCCCGTGACCTTATCGATGTCAATATTTTGCCGAGCCTGCATTCTATGATGGAAAATATGTATTCCATTATCGATGCGGAGACCCGAAGACTGATGCGGCAAACTGTGTCAGGTGGCGGAATGGACAAAGCCGATTCTCAGCACTTCGGCCAACTAACTCGAAGCATCTGCCAACTGGCAAATCTTGAGCACGGGATTAGGGAGCAAAATCAGCTCGAACAGATGTCCGACGATGACCTTAAGCGCCTAGCCGACATTGCCTATAAGAAACTAGAGGGGAAATCTAAATGACTACGCCACATGCGACCCTTGCCTACAATCCTATACGCGATAACGACAAACTGCCCGTCTTGGTTCGCCTTGCAAGCTCTTCTGATGCTTCTTTGGTATATAGCACTTGGCTGCGAAGCTACGCCGACCAAAACAAAGACCAGCACCGGGGCATTCTGTATAAAAGTCACCGAAAAATCATAAGAAACCTTATGGAGAAGTCGGTTACCGTTATGGCGGTGATGGATGACGACCCCAATCAGATTTTTGCGTGGATGTGCGGAATCAGGACCAAAACAGGGCCTCTTTTAGTGCATTACTGCTATGTTAAGGATGCTTTTCGGCGTTTAGGGCTCGCAAGTTTGCTACTTAGGTACTTTGAACACCGTCAGGGGGAGCCGATTGTCTGTAGCCATAAGGGTTATGTATATAAATCTCTCCGCGATAGGTATAATCTTTTCTATGTCCCACAGGTACGAGAGACTAACGGGGTAGACAAGTTTGAGGATGGAAAATGGAAATTGTAGGATTTACGCTAAAACATGACTGCCGCCCAGTGTTTGACAAGATTGCAATCAATCTAAAGGCACCAAATCATCAATTGTTTACCCTTAAGTGGGGACCGAACAAAAACGGTATTATTGTGATTCATGAAAAGCATGGAACAATGTATCTTCCGATGTCGTCTATTTCTTATCTTGAGGTTGTTGAAGAACCACGCAGGCGTGCCGGAAGAAAGCCGAAATCCGTAAAGGTAAAGAGCAATGGGGAAATCACCGCCCAAGCATGACGCCCGAGCGGTAGTCAGGGAATACATTAAGCGTTTCGGCGACCCTGAAGCCTTGCAAGAGGATAAAGGCACCGCTGAAAACCGAACTTATCGGTGGCAAGAGGATTTATTCGAGCAGCAGCTTGCTTTTATGAATGATCCAGCCTCTTTTAAGACCGCGTTGTGCTCCCGGCGTGCAGGCAAAACTTATGCGGCCTGCTATTACCTTATTGAAACAGCATCTCGAAACCCCGACAGCATTTCGGCCTATATTGCCCTGACGCGAAACAGCGCCAAGCGTCTTATGTGGATGGAGCTTAAACGAGCCAACCGCAAGTACCATATCGGGATGCACTTTAATAACTCGGAGCTTATTGCTACGTTGCCCAATCAGAGCCAGATTGTTCTGACGGGTGCGAATGATGAAGCTGATATTGATAAGCTGCGGGGTTCTGCTTACCACTTGGTTATTCTTGACGAAGCCGCAAGTTTCGGACGCCATCTTGAGGAGCTGGTGGAAGAAGTTCTTGAACCGGCGCTGATTGACCACAACGGCACAATGGCGATGATTGGAACGCCCAACGCTGCTTGTTCGGGTATGTTCTTCCGCGCTTCTACTGACCCAGCGCAGGGTTATAGTAATCATCATTGGACTATCATGGAAAACCCCCATATTCCCCATGCGGAGCAATGGCTTAAGCGCCGGATGAAACAAAAACACTGGGATGAGAACCACCCGGTTTATTTGCGCGAGTGGCGGGGCAAGTGGATTCGCTCGAATGACTCTTTGATTTACAGGTACACCAAAGACAAAAATTTCTACACCGAAGTACCACATCACGAGCATGACTTTAATTTTATTTTAGGCGTCGATTTAGGTTACGAAGACGCAACAGCTTTTGTCGTAGGGGCCTATTGCCCAGAGCTGCCGGATTTTTACATCGTCGACACTTACAAAGAGACGAAGATGATACCGGCACAGATTGCCGAAAAAATTAAAGAGCTTGATTCTCACTACGATTTTACTATCATGGTCGCCGACACGGGGGGTCTTGGTAAGTCTATTGTAGAAGAATTTCGATATCGTTACGAGCTACCAATACGCGCAGCAGAAAAGCGCAACAAGGCGTCCTATATTGAACTTATGAACTCAGACCTTCATTGTGGTTTTATTAAGGTCTACGAAGGGTGCGAGCTATTAGATGAGTGGGATTTACTCCAGTGGGACGAGGACAGGAAAAAAGAAGATTCGCGTTTTGAGAATCACCTCGCTGATGCGTGTTTATATGCGTGGCGCGAAAGCAAGCACTACACGTATAAGCAGAAAGCTATTGCTCCAAGGGAAGGAACTCCTGAGTATTATGCTGCTTTAGAGAGTGAGCTTTGGGAAAGCGTGGAGCAGGGTATGAACGAAGAAGATGAAGCTTGGTGGGAAAATCAATGGACGCTGAACTAGAAGAAATAATCGAGGCCGCTAAAAAGCATGGTTTAAAGCGGTTAAGAGTCGGTGATATCGAAGTAGAGCTATGGGATAAGCCAAGACCGGCAAGTGCTCAGTTGCAAGTGTTTCCTGAAACTGCTGGCGCTAAAAGTTTATCTGAAGAAGAGCAATACGACGAAGATTTATTTTATTCGGCAGGTGTGTAATCTGCGGGGAGTCTCAAAATGAAACATTATAATTATTGGTGGAGCGCATCAGAAAACCCTCACGATCTTGTCTTTGAGGTGGTTGGTCACCTAACGGACAATCAAGGGTATCACTCGACAAACAACATCAACCACGCACGTCTTTACGGCAACATTAGTTATCGCGATTTGGGAAGCGGTAACTTGGTCCAGCGAGCCAAGACGAGCGCAAAAAACCGAGTCACGCTAAACATTATTCAATCCATGTGTGACACTGTTACAGCTCGAGTTGCTAAGGCTAAACCGATGGCCACTTATTTAACAACTGGTGGCGACTGGGAAATGCAGCGCAAAGCGAAGCGCTTAACTAAGTTTACCTCGGGCCAGTTTTACGGGTCAAAGATTTACGGGGTAGCTCCTAAAGTTTTCCTCGATGCCTGCGTGTTTGGTACCGGCGTCATGAAGATTTTTGAATACGATGGTGAGATTAAGTGTGAGCGAGTTTTCCCAGATGAAATTGTGGTTGATGACCTTGAAGCTCGATACGGTAACCCTCGCCAGATGTTTCAGCGCAAGGTTGTTGATAAGCAGGTCTTGGCGTCGCTATTCCCGGAATTTAAGGACCAGATTCGCGATGCGTCTTCAGTCGAGGATGATGACTCGTTGTATAAAGCAAGCGAGCAAGTTGAGTGCATCGAGGCATGGCACTTACCAAGCTCTAAGGGCGCAAAAGATGGTAGACACGTTATTGCGATAGAAAACGCTACTTTGATGGATGATTCTTGGGAACGAGATGAGTTTCCGTTTGCGTTTATACGTTGGACTAATAGGCTGTTAGGATTTTTTGGGCAAGGGTTAGCGGAACAGCTTACCGGTATCCAGGTAGAAATTAATCGCTTGCTGCGCAATATCCAACAGCAGATGCACCTTGCAACACCGAAGGTTTTCGTCGAAAGTGGCTCTAAAATCTCAAAAGCGCACATAAACAACGAAATTTGGGGCGTAATTGAGTATGCAGGTACTCCGCCGCAGTTTTTTGTCCCTAAAACCGTTTCTGGTGAAATTTTTAGCCATTTAGACCGGTTATTTAACCGTGCATACGAAATTGCGGGTGTAAGCCAGCTTGCAGCAGGCGCAAAGAAGCCTGCGGGCCTAGAATCGGGCGTTGCGCTTCGAGAATTCCAAGATATCGAGTCCGAGCGGTTTTTAATGGTCGCAAAAGCATACGAGCAGTTGTTTTTGGATGCTGCTGACCAAATGATTGACATTGCGCGCGAGGTTTCTGCTCGTGGTGAGTCATTTGAGGTCATTAGTCACGGCGATGACGATATTGAAAAAATTAAATGGTCCGATATTAACCTAGAGCATAATGAGTATGTGATGAAGGTCTACCCGACCTCACTTCTGCCTACAACGCCAGCGGCGAAGCTTCAAAAGGTTATCGAGATGCTTCAGGCAGGAATGCTTACGCAGCAAGAGGCTCGTGCATTGCTTGATTACCCTGATTTGGAAGCGGTCAACAGTATGGCCACGGCGTCACAAGAAATATTCAGCATGATGATTGAGCGGATTCTTGAAAAAGGCATTTACCAGCCGCCTGAGCCGTACATGAATCTTTCGATGGGTATTGCGATGATGCAATCCGCTTACCTTCGGGCCAAAATTAACCAAGTTCCAGAAACTCGGCTGGACTTATTTAGACGATTTATCGAAGACTCTATTGGACTGCTTGCGAGAATGCAGGCACAAGCGGCACCGCCGCCGCCAATGGAGGCTATGGGGCCGGGACCAGACGCCCCCCAACAAGGGGCACCCCCGGCAGGAATGCCGGATGATGTAGCTGCGGCTGAAATGGCTGCGGCTCCCATCCCAACAGCGTAACAACGCAAGGGGTTATTATGACAGAAGAAGCAGTACAAGAAGCAGCGGTTGAGGAAGCGCCGAGCGCGGAGCTAATGGAGGAGGTGGCTGAAGAGGCGGCTGAAAACGCTGAAGCCGCCGAAGAGCCAGCAGAGCCAGAGCGCCCTGACTTTTCTCGCCAATTTGCAGCACTTGCTCGCAAAGAGCGGGCTATTCGGCAGAAAGAGCAAGAGATTGCCAATTTTGCCAAACAGAAAGAGCAGTTTGAGGGTAACTCAACACGCCTAGCTGACTTGCAGCGATTGGCAAAAGAAAACCCCGCAAAACTTCTTGGCGAGCTTGGAATCAGTTATGACGACCTAACGCAGCAAGTCATTAATGAAGGCAATCCTACCGAAGAGCAAAAACTTCGTCTTGAAAATGAGCGGTTAAATAGCCGACTTGAGAAGATTGAAAAGATTTATGATGAGCAACGTCAACAAGCAGAGCAGGCCAAAGTAAACGCGGCTCATACTCAGTTGGTTGACAACATTAAGAATTTCGTAGACGATGGTAGTACCTTCGAGATGGTGAAGCATCATGACGCTTATGGACTCGTAGCGCAAGTAATGCAGGAGCATTACAACTCTACAAAAGAAGTCCTTGAGTACGGTGATGCCGCTAAGCTCGTTGAGGACCACTTTATGGCGGAAGCCGAGCGTTATTTAGGTAGCAAAAAGCTACAAGAACGATTTCGTGAGTTAGATAAACCACGCGAAGAGTCAGAGACTCCAGAAGCCGCCGAGCAAGCAGTGAAACGGGTGAAAACACTTAGTAACGGCGACGTTGCTAAAAAAACGGAAACATCCGGCAGCACGTTAGATAGCAAAGAAAAATCACTTCGCCGTGCCGCTGCTATGATCAAATGGGCGGGTTCGCCCTAATTTTGGAGTATTACGATGGCTTTAGATATCGCAACGGTCACACAGGCCCTAAAAGAACACTACAAACCGCTTCGCGTAGCGAACATGGTTTACAAAGATAATCCTATGCTTGCTCTTATGCCGAAATACACACAGTTCGGTGGTGAGAACATGCCTATTCCGCTAATTTATGGCAATCCGCAACGCCGTAGTGCCGACTTTAGTAATGGCAAAGGTGTATCTTCTACGTCGTCACTTGGCCGTTTTGTTCTAACACGTGTTAAAGATTACTCATTTGCCAGCATTACCGGCGAGTCCATTAAGGCGACTGAGCGAGATAGCGATGCTTTCCTGCGCTACGCCACCATGGAAATTGATGGAGCAATGCACTCCCTGACCCGTTCCTTGGCTATTTCCATGTATCGAGACGGCACTGGCAGTATTGGCACAATCGGCAGCGTTGACGGCCAAGTTTTTACACTGAGCAACATTGAAGATGTAACAAACTTCGAGGTTGGAATGGTCCTTAACTGTTTTGATAACCTAACCGAGACAACCACAGACTCGCGGTTTGATAAGCCAGATTCTGGTGACCAGGAAAGCGGTGACGTAACAGTAACAGCCGTAAATCGCTCGACAGGAGAGGTAACTGTAAGCGGTACGGTTACGGATATGACTGCGGGAGATATTTTTGTTCAAAAAGGCGACATTAACGCTAAAATTAGCGGATTTGAAGCATGGATTCCACGTGTGCTTGACGCGAACAACAAGACTTTTTTTAGTCAAGACCGCAGCGCTGACGCTTCTCGCTTAGCGGGTCAGCGCTTTGATGGTTCTGCTTTGCCAATTGAGGAAGCTCTTATTGAAGGGGCCTCTTTGGTTAGTCGAGAAGGCGGGGCTCCTGATTATTGTTTCGTTGACTTTAAAACATTCTCAACCATCGAAAAGGCACTTAGCTCCAAGGTTGTATACGGCGAAGTAAAAGCTCGCGATGTTGATATGGGCTTTGCTTCAATTGCGCTTCGCGGTCCTCGTGGAATCATTAACATTGTGCCGGATCAAAACTGTCAGCCAAATCTGGCTTGGATGGTTCAGCTTGATACCTGGAGTCTCAACACTCTTGGTGAAGCTCCAATGTTCTTGGACTTTGATAATAATCAGATGTTGCGGGAAAATTCGGCAGACGCCTACGAGGTGCGCATGGGTTACTACGGCAACCTAGCCTGTAATGCTCCGGGATACAACTGCCGCGTAGCATTGGCATAATTTAACTCATAGGAAGGAGGCTAAATTATGGCTAGTAGAGACTTTAAACCGGTAAAAGCGTTAGAGCGCGCTGTCATTATTATCGGTGGGCGCATTGCGTTTACTGATGGCACAATGACAGGGGTATCTGAAGGCACTGGCTTCACATGCTCCAACATTAGCTCTGGTGTTTTTACAATTACGCTTGATGATAAGTACAGTGACCTTTTGTATTGTGATGCTCATGTTATCGGAACCGGTGGTCCTGAAAGATACATCGAGTTAACTGCTCATGATGTAAATGGCGCTAAAACATTGTCGTTTGTTTGTAATGACCAAGGTGATAACGATGTCACTGGTGATTCTGACAACGACCAGGAAATTCAATTCATTGCATTCCTGAAAAACAGCAGTGTAACCTAGCTAGGAGCTTGCCATGAAAGGCAAAGGTAATCTTGCCCTTATGATTCTTGAAAAGGCCAAAAAAGACGGCCCGGAAGAGGATGATAGCGGCTTGATGAAGAAGGAGGCAGGGGAGAAATTCCTCAAGGCCATCCAAGAGAATGATGCCGATGCGGTCGTCAGTGCGATGTCCGACTTGGCTACCATGATGGATTAATTGAGCGGGGGCTACGTGTCCCCGCTTTTCCTTTGGGGGATAGGTATGCCGAACAATACCCTTACGCTGGCAAACTTAATTACTGGAGTTCGCCGACGCGCGGATATGGTTGGCTCTACCTTTGTCTCTGATGCCGAGGTTGTTGACTATATTAACGTCGCAATGGCGGAAATTCATGACATCTTAGTCACTAAGTTTGAAGATTACTATGTAACTTCAACCACTTACGAGCTTCCCGGCACGGGCAGTTTTGACCTGCCGTCAACTTTCTACAAGGCTTTAGGTGTAGATTTTGACGTTGGTGGGATTAATTACAGGTTAAAGCCGTATCACTTTCAAGAACGGGCCATGTATAACTCGCCTGGGATTGTTTCTTCTCTGGTGACAAACACGCTTTATCATATTCAGGGTTCTAAGATTAAGTTTATCCCGAGCCCCACAGTTTCGGGTACGGCTACCTTGCACTTTGTTCCAGAGCCTACTTACTTCAGCGCAACAGCTACCGACGAAGAGATTGTTGCTGTAGCTCCGCAAGTAGCGAAAGGTTACGAAGAATATGTTATTATCGACGCAGCTATAAAATGCCTGCAAAAAGAAGAGTCCGATGTTCAGGTGCTCCTTGTCCAAAAGCAGCAGCAGCTTCAACGTCTTGAGCAAGTCTCAGGAAAGCGCGATGCTGGAGAGTCTTACTCGATTACAGATGTAAACGTTGGAACTACCTCATACCTCGATGATTACATTAATCTGGTTTAGTCATGATTGAGTACGAGCGCCACAAGACAGACGACCCTGACCTAACGATGGTTCAAGACAAAGTAGAGATTTTTGCCGATGGTCTTCAGTCGCAAGGCTTGCTTTCTGGCCGCTTAATTAAAGATATCGAGTTTCCAGCTTCAGATGTACAGCGCATTTATCACAGGCTGGAAAGAGGCTATAGTGGTTTTATTGTTGTTTCGATTAACGCGACGGCAACGATACAGGTAGACGACGGCGCGAATACTTCGCCCAGTCAGTACATTGCTTTAAAAAGCTCAGGCACAGCCTGCACAGCTTCATTGTGGATATTCTGATGGCACTGCAAAAACGAACCCTATCATTTGCTTTGACTGCTGGGATGGATGAGAAATCATCTGACGCCACAAGAACGCCTGACGGACTGACAAAGGCGGATAATGTCGTTTTTGATAAAAAGGGCCGAGCAAAAAAACGCGGTGGGTTTGTTACTACAAACAGCAAGCAAAACGTTATCGGCGGAAGCTCAATTGCGTCCGGCAAGGCTATAAGCAAGTTTCAGGATGAGACTCTTATACTCGACGGTGAAAAGCTTTACTGCAAAGTAACCGGCACATCGCTGCTGGACAAGGGCACCTATGTGCCCTGTACCGTTGAGAACAAGATTGTTCGAAAGCAGATTGACCGAAGACAAAGCAACGCTCAGGTAGCCGAAAAGAACGGTGTACGCCTGTATGTCTGGGAAGAGTACGAGTTTATTGACGGGGATACCGCAACTCAAAGATATAAAATTTACGCCGATGTTGTTCATATTGAGACAGGCGCGACGTTAATAAGCCGGGAGCTTATCGGCTCCAATGAGATTGGAGTTGACACAAACTCAACAGGTAACATTGCGTGCATGTACAAGTTTGGTCAGCCACAATGTTTTACCGAGGGAACAGGCGGCGGAAAAATTCATATTATTTTTCAGCGGTATGACGACTCAGCAAATAAGCATGAGTTGCGATATCGAACGCTTGCCTGTGCAAGCATTACAGAGGTTTTGACGACTGGGTTCGAGGGTAGCTCGACCAATGGGTTTGCTATTAACGATAGCTCGGGTTCCGCTATTCGGCTTAACGACAACTACCCTGTGTTTGAGCTTGACCCCTGCACATCCCGCATTTACAGCGAAGGCGCTGTTTGTGCATACATTGGGCACGGCGGCGATTTGTCGGTGATTTATCTGTATCGGTCAGGAAGCGCCATTGTTGGGTCGTCTCAAAAAGCGACTATTTCAACAGGGCCTCAGTTTGGCTCTTACAATGCTCGTGCATCAATAACAAAGTTTACTCCTTCGGGCATTATGATTCGCCATTTAAGCGATGCCGCAGCAGACTCCAGCTATTCTATTGTTGTGGGCTTTACGGCTTTGGGGTCAGGGGCGGCGGAAGGAGTGCAGCTTGCTGTTGTGGAGGACGACCTTTCAGGCTCGCATCTTTATACCCTTGATGAAAGCGGTTATCCTGACGGCTCTACTGGGGCTCTTTGGCTTTTAAACGGAACAGCCGGATGTTTAACTAGCGCAGCGGATACTGTAACAGTTTTTTGTACCGTGTGGGCAGAAGACGCAAGTGATAATCCGGTAAGCGGGACCTTGACAGGCGAAATTGATGAATCGCTTGGTCACGGGGTAGCTCAGACAGAGTACACGTCTACGGCGGTGCGGCCTGGAATGGTGCCACTGCACTACATTAAAGAGTACACCTTAAACAGAAACAGCTCTTCGCTATCCATTACTAACGGGGGTGTTGTGGGCTACAACGCTTCGGTTACTTCAGACTTCTTCAGGTACAACAGCAAGCTCTACTGTGTTGTTTCCCAGGTAAACGATAACGCGCTTTACCCTGAGTTTAGCGAGACAAAGCGAATTGACAGGGGACTGAGCAACAACTCTGTTTTGATTAACTCCGAAAAAGAACTTATCGGTGCCCTTGAAACGGGGCAATGCGCTAGTTGTTTAGGGACTGAGTGGACAACCATTGCACCCCCTAATGGAGATGACGAGTCAATTAACTCGTCGATAGATGGGATTGCAAGCTCGGGCGCTCTTGGTCGAGAAACGCGACGGTTGTGGCATGGGGTCCAGAGAGTAGTAGCAAAGAATAACGACACTCTTTTTGTTTTCGGGGCCTCAAGGTTTCACGGTTACGTGAGTTATGGGGCAGGAACTTACGCAACATCGGATTACCCCGATAACATTTTCGGGGTGTCTGAGTTTATAGTTAATTTTGACCCTGCCCGTGCTCTTGCTTCGGCTGACATAGAAAACGCTTGGGTTGGTACTGGTGGATTTTTGCACGGGTACGATGGCAACCAAGTATATGAGCAGGGGTTTGTAACTTACCCATCTATCCGGCGAATACAGCAATACCCCACTGACCGCGCACACATAACGTATTCCGCTGATGGCTCAACGCCAGGATACCCCGTTGGGAAAACCATAAAGTATCAAGCTGTTTATGTGTGGTCAGATGATAAAGGAAACTTAATAGAGTCGCGCCCATCTGACATTAGTGAAGTTACAACTGCGTCAGGCTTGGCGTTCACCTTTACCTTAAACACCGCTGGAACTGGTTATGTAGCAAATCAGGTATATCAAACAACTTCGACCCATGCCGGGACAGGTGCAACTGTCCAAGTGCTTGCGGTAAATGGTTCTGGCGGAATAACTGACGCCCGTATTGTAGAGCCTGGTTCTGGTTATGTTGCAGGCAGTGATGTTATTACTTTGTTAAGCGGTGGCTCAGGCGGAAATGGTAAGCTGAACGTTACTCAAGTAGCCTTAATGTCGTATAATCGAGTTCAGGTTTATGTCCCAAGTTTTTCTCGAAAAGAAAACATTGGGATCGAGCTTTATAGGAACGACGGGGAGGGCGGGAGTGTTTTCTATCATGCGGGCTCAGTTAAGCTCGATGAAGCGCCGACCAATATGTACGTTACTTTTAATGACCGCCCTGCCGATTACGCCAAGATTGCAGAAAGCGGCTTAGTCATTTATACGCAGGGCGGTGCTCCTGCGAACGGGTTTATTGGTTCGTGTACTGATTTAATACGCCACCAGAACAAGCTTTTTGCTGCTGGGATTGACGACAAAGTTTTCTTGTCGCTTCCTATAAGAGAGGGCTCGACGCCCTTTTTTCCTGCGACTGGGCCGTTTACTGTCGGTCTTTCTGGCGACCCCAGCAAGATAACCGCGATTGAGTCAAACCTTGACCATCTTCTTATATTCACAGAAGACAATGGTTACTACACTACCGGGTCAGGGCCTAACGCAATCGGCGAAGGTGCTTTTAGACCTCCACGTCTTTTTGCAAATGACCAGGGTGCAAAGCTGGGCGCGGCTCATGTTGATTCTCCTTTAGGTGTTTTTTATCAAACCGACCGAGGCATTTATCTTGTAGGTCGGGATATGTCAGTCGCCTATATTGGGGCAGGGGTTGAAGATACTGTTGGGTCAAACTTGGCTGTTAGTATGATACGCCATGATGACGATAGCAGTATTCGCATAATGCTACAGCCAGTATCTCCTTCGGCTACAGGCACCGATGTCTATTGCATATATAATTATTACCTTAAACAGTGGCACACTTTTGGCCTTGATTACACAGATACAAAATACCAAGTTGATGAGATTTTTGACGGCTCTAAGTTTCAACGTTTAACTGTAGACGGGAAGCAATTTGAGCAAGATGACAGTGTTTTCCAGGACCACACTACCGCCGGAAGCAATCAGAACTATAACGTCACAATTCAAACCGGTTTTGTTTCTTCTACCGGAGTAATGAAAAAAGACCGTGTTTACCGCGTTATGCTTATGGGCGAATATGTAGGTGCCCATGATTTATCACTGGCAATTAAAAACGATTACTCAGACAACACCAGCGAAACGTTTACAAAATCAGTATCAAGCGCGCCCACAGAGCCGTACATTTACAGAGCGCACCTAAGCAAGCAGAAGACACGAGCTATCCAGCTATTACTTACTCTTTCCGGCTCAACCGCTGGTGCAGAGATAGACGGCTTTGCTTTTGAGGTAGGAATACGACCAGACCCAACGACATTTAAAACGATAGCAGATAGGACATTGTAATGGCATCAGCATTTTTATCTCAAGCGTTACGGGAGCAAGCTACTCAAGAAGCTCGCGGCCAAATGATGAAGGACGCGATTGCTCGGCGAGTATCTAGCCAAATCATGGGCCAGCTTGCACAGGGCGAAGTAAACGCGGATTTGCGCCGAGTAATGGGCAAGGGCAGGGCTTTAGAGCAGGCCGCAGGGCAAGAGATGCGGCGCGATATAGGAAAGACGCAGCTTGAAATGCAAAAAGACCAAGCTGCACAAGCGAAAAAGATGGCCATAGTTGGAGCTGCCGCTGATTCAGTCGGTGCCTTAATTAGCTTTTTGGCTGAAACCGAAGAAGATGAGAAAAAAGAAGCCCAGACAAGAATGCGCGACTCTTCCCCTGTTCTCACCGATGCCGAACGTGCTTCTGTTATTGAAGACTCGCTGATGTACGGCGGCGCTACTGGCGGCAACGTTATCTCTCAGCTTCAGGCCCAAGACGATGCCTTGATGTACGGCGGTCCATCGGGTCAAAACGCGGTTTCTCAGCTCCAAGCGCAAGAGGACGCATTAATGTACGGCGGCACTACCGGGGCAGGTAGGTTCGTGTCTCCAGCAAGCCCCGAAGAAGAGCTTGTTGAGCTTATTAAAAAACGGGACAAAGATAAGCGGTGGATGGCCGACCTGCCGCCACTTTCTCCAAAAGATAACCCTCGCTTTGCAACTGACGAAGAAATGCAAAGCTATGTTACAGGTAAATATGGGTCAGGGGGCATGTAATGGCAACGGATAAAGAATATTACGGGACCGAAGAACGTGATGACAGTGAAGTTTTTGGTGATAAGTATTTAGGTGATTACACCCTTGCGGGAGATGACCCTTTTTATACGGATGCCGAGAATCAGGGAGCTTTTGACGCTGACCGTCAAGATTTTTTTGAGCAGCAAGGCATTGACCCCGACGAAGCAAAGCTTGCAGAGAACCGCAACCAATCTATCCAGGCTGACCGCTACGCTCGGATGATGGGCCGCCGTCGAGAGTTTGGCCTTGAGGGTGATAAGATATTTGGGTACGCCAGCCGCCTAGCCGACGTAGCCGAGGGCCAAAGAAAAACAGCGGGGCAAATTGAAGCGGAGCGGCAGCTTAAAATTCTTTCAGGCGCACAGCGGGGATTTGGCGCTGCTCAGGCTCGCGGCTCTTTTGAGGCTGCGGATTTGTTGAGGGCAGCAAGTGGGGCAGCTCAAGCGTCAGAAACAGAGGGCGAGTCTGCTATTGCTGATGCCGCACGTCAGGCCCGTCTTGAAGCCGGTGCCCAGCTAGAGCAGTTACTAATTCAAGGCCAGCAAAGAGCAGAAGACCGAGCTTTTGCGATGCAGCAGTTAGCCTTCCAGCAAGAGCAGGCAAGTGGGTCATTGTGGTCTAATGTGCTTGGGGGTATCCTTGGCGCAGTTGGCGGCACAATTGGATTTTTTGCGGGCGGTGGTCCGGCAGGCGCAGCAGCAGGCGCTACTATCGGAAGCGGCGGCGGCAAAGCCCTCGGGTCGTACATAGGTTAAAGGAGCAAAAAAATGCCAAGAGCTTATAAAAAAACAGACCCCAGTCTCTTATACGAAGATGCCGAACCATCCCCCCAAGCAGGGCAAGGAGGGCGGCGAGAGCGTTTGGCTGAAAAAGCTAAGACGGCACGAATAGCCGAAGAGTTCGATAAGAAAGAAAGAGAAAAAGAAAGAAAAAAACTTCTTGAAGCTGCGAGAGGCGGGACACTTACGGCTGAAGAAACGCGAAAACTGACCCCACAGCAAAAACGAATGGTTAGCCAAGCAAAGAGGGAAGCGCCCCCGGTTGCTCCCGCAGCTCCAGCGGTAGCTGCAACAGGGACCGAAGTAGAGCCTGCGGTAGAAACAACGCAAGAGCCAGCGATTCCGGCAACAACTCCGGGCGAGGGCAAAGACGAAACTCCAGCAGAGCAACCGCCAAGCACTACAGACGAAATTATGGAGGGTCTGGAGCGCATTCGCCTGCTTAGGGAAGAATCTGCTCAAGCCGATGCCCGGGCATTTGAAGCGCTTCAGGAACGCCAACGACTAGAGGCCAAGAGAGTTGAAGACGAAATTGCCAGCGCGGAGCAAGACTTAAAGTCATACTCTATTGACCCCAACAGGGCGTACAAAAGCCTTGGTAGCCAGGTTGCTGCTGCGTTTGCTATTGCTCTCGGTGCTTTTGCTCAAGGGTTTACTCGTGGCGGCACGCCTAACACTGCACTGAAAATTATTGAAGGCGCAATTGCTAGAGACGTTGAGTCTCAAAAAGCTGAGATGATGAAACGCAAAGACGTTCTTAAAAACAAGAACAACGTCTATGCTAGGATGTTGTCTCGTTTTGGGAATGAAGTCGCCGCTGAAAAAGCTACAACTGTCCTGGGTCTTCGTTCTGCTATTATGCAAACCCAAGCGCTTATCGACAAATATCCAAACATGGCTAATAAAAAAGTTGGCCTTGAGGCAATTGCCCGGATGGAAGAGTCGAGGGTTAAGACACTTGTAGAACTGCAAAAGCTTCAGGGTCGAGCCTTGAAAGGTCAGGGAAAGAAGGCCGACACTCTGAGATTGTTTGAGCAAGCAGACGCATCGGTGCAAAAACTTGAAGGCATATTCCTGGAAGTTGCTGACGAGGTAAAAGGCTTCATGGGTACATTTGGCCTTGCTGCGGGCGAGCTTGCTAAGGCCGTGGGGCTCGGAGACGTATTTCAAACAGATCTGCAAGGCCGTTTTGACGCGCAGGTCTCTAACGCTTCTCAGTCTATCAACAAGGCTTTCAGCGGTGCTCGCGGCTCGGATAGAGACTTAGCTGCCGTACTTATGCAAATGCCAACCCTTAAGATATTCTTCGGAAAGAACGGGACAGAGCGGGGCTTAAACAGAATTAGGCAAGTCCAAGGAAACCTTAAAGACGCAATCAACGCGCAAGGGGGAGGGCTCCTTAATCAAAATGACTACGCTAATTACTCAGTTAATCAAGGATTGGCTGGCCGTGAAGGTAAGAAAATAACCGCCGAAGACATTGATTCATTTATGGAAACCGACGAATTTAAGCGCATCAGAGACAAGGTTAATGCAGACGAATCGGCTCAAAAAAAAAGTCCAGACTAGCCCTTAGCCACCCCGTAGGGGAAAAAGTTCGAGTTAGTTCCCCGTTTGGAGAAAGGACGCACCCGGTAACAGGAGCAAAAAAAGACCAACACAAAGGTACTGACTACGCTGCTCCAAGAAATACGCCGGTTAGAGCAATGTTTGACGGAGAAGTAACATACGCCGGAAACCAAGGCGGAAACACTGGCTTTATTGTTAAAATAAAAGACAAGCTTGGCCGAGAGGTTAAGTATATGCATCTTGAGCCTGGGAGTTTAAAGGTAAAAGAAAACCAAAAAATAAAAGCCGGGCACCACGTTGCTGGCGTAGGCAAAACCGGCAGGGGGACGGGGTATCACCTGCACGCAGAGCTGTGGATTGACGGTAATCCGGTAGATATCGAAAAGTATTTGAAGGAACAAAACGATGCCTAAAATGTACAGCGTCAGTAAAAAGGAGTGGATTGACGTCCCCGAGGCGCAAGTCCAACAAGCCTATGCGTCGGGCGATTTTGTTTTTGCAAAAGGCGAACGAGTACAGGTAGCTTTGTCTGATGGTCGCTATGGCAGTGTTTTGGGTGAAGACTTTGGCGAGGCTGTTAGGGCTGGCGCAACCTATGACCTAGCGTCTGACCGTCAAGAGCGCGTTGAAAAAGCAGAGTATGAGGGTAAGAACGTAGAGGCTCTTTTGCTTGCTGCTGGCCGAGGCTTAACGTTTGGACTGTCTGATGTTGCCCTTGAGAAAATGGGTGCATACTCGGACGAAGAGCTTCAAAATATTGAAGAGTATAACTCGGTGCTCAGTGGCGTTGGTGAAATTGGCGGGATGTTGCTTCCTGCTGTTTTTACAGGGGGAACCACTGCGGTAGCAGGGGCCGGGATTAAGGGCGCAGCCAAGAAAGCTATTGCCCAAACTCCTGCCGGGTTTGCTGCACGGTCTGCTGCCGCTGCCGAGAAAGGCGTTGCCAAGCTTCTTGGTGTCGAGGGCGCGGTGGGGGGCTCCAGAATGCTGCGGGCAGCGCCAGGAATGGCGGCTGCCGGTGGCGTGGAAGGTGCTTTGTTCGGTGCGGGTGAGACTTTCTCAGAAGAACTTCTTGGCCGTACCGACAAAACCGCCGAGCAAATTATGGGCGACATTACTACGTCGGCCTTCCTGGGCGGTGGCTTAACCGCTGCTTTTTCTGCTCCTGCTGCCGTAGTTGCAAAAGCGTTTCAGTCCCAAGCTAAGACAAAATACCCTACAGGTCTGGCCAAGAAAGTAGCCGACTTCAAGGACAAGTACACGGCAGCGATGACAGGGTTAGATACCGAACTGCTGTCAAAGACTCGCGACCCTAACTTTTTAGATGATTACCTTGGCTTCAAACAAACAAGAAAAGACCTTTCTGTTGCTTCTCGCGACCATGTTGGAGATATGTTTGATACCGTTCACGGCACAACCAAGGCGGTAACAGACGAAAAGTACAGGGTGATTCTGCCAAAGATTAAACCACCAAACGAAGCCGACACCATAAATGCCGCATTCGACACTATTAACACTTACATTAAATCGGTTGAAGACACGATCCCGCGACTTGGTGACCCTACACAGGTAACCGCTGCAAACAACCTAATTGATGCCGCAAAAAAATCGCGTCAAGAATTGTTTGAAGCTGTAGACGGCAGGCTGGCAACTTACAGCGATGACCCCATCAGAGCATTCAAAGCCCGACTGACAGATGAGGGCAACATTGAAATTGACATCCGGAGATTGGATTATTCTGACTCACCTGACGCCTTTGCAAGAACACCTGACGAGTACGTCTATAGCAACATGATGCCGCCGCGCCTTAAGAAAGGCTCTCCGATATACGACACTGCACGTCTTGGGCAGCAGACTGGCAAGCTTTTGGACGGCTCTGCACAAGATGTCTTCAGAATTATTGATCAGTTAAAAGTACAGCAGTCTCGATATGACCGTGGGTTAGCTGGCTTTGACGATTTAAAACTGTTTTTGCAGAACAAAGCTTTTTTTGGAGAAGAAGCTGCAAATAGTCAGGCCATGCTTAACGCAGCATGGAGCAAGTTAATTGGGCATCAGAAAAATTTTACCACCGCATTTATGAAGAAAGACAAAGCGGCGGCAAAAGGTGCGCCCAAGTTTATGGCAGACAGCAACAAGATAGACTCTTTTATAAATGGGCTCCATGCAGACGAAACTCGTCTGTACAATAAGTCTCAAATGTTTGACGAATACGTTAATTCGTTTAGCACTTACTTGGATGCAGCAAAAAGCGTTGGGTTAAAAATAGACGACGTTGCCCCTAACCTTGTAGCGGGCTCTGGCAAGCTAAAAGAAAAATGGTCTAATTTTAAATACCTCCAAGAAGCAAAAAAAGAATTAGATGGATTATCAAAACAGCCTGGTCTTGTTTCAGAAACGTTTGCCACTGTTGGGGGTTATGCTTTTGGTGGCTTACCCGGTGCTCTCGCAGCTAGATACATCCGTAACATAGCCGCCCCCGGTGATGCAGTTAGGCGAAGAATTACCGCGCATCGAATGAAGTCTGAAATTAATAAGCAGATTGACCAGTGGGCGGTTAATGCAACAAAGCGCACAATGGGCAACATTGCAGCGCCGTTCAAAGACCTAAAGGTGTCTAAGCGGGCCTCACTGATGGGTCTAATCGGAGCAAAGCTTACGGGTGACTCAGAGCAGGATACTGTCAAAGAGATAGAGGCGCTTTCAACAATCTCAGACCCCTCTGTTCTGGCCGCAAGACTAGAGGAAAACCTTGGCTCCCTTGAAGATGCCCCAATGCTAAAACAGCAAATTATTGCCGACCAAATTAAAAAAGTAGAACTTGCCAAGGCAGCAGCTCAAAAAGCTTCGGTAATCGCAATTGACCCGATGACCGGGGAGCAGCGGGTAGTTGTTTCTGATGCTGACGCGGCTAACTTTCGCCGCGCTTTAAACGCAATT